TCTTTCTTTTCTTGCTCTTGAATGTCTGGAGCTTCACAAACCGTGACCTCACCTGACGATTTATCTACAACGATCCACCCTCCAAATGGCTTGTCTACACCTTCAGCGTAGGCATAACCTTGGACTACGTACCCAAAAGGATCATCTTCTTTTACCTTAGAGTAGCCACCGAATTTTCCAAATTTATTTTGGAACGCATATGGACTAGCAGATTTAATATCATACACTTTATCATCTATTATAATATCTAAAGTTCCATTAATATCTGTATCGTCTAAATTAATTTTTGTTTTCTTTTGTTCGTCTTGCACATCTATTCCAGATGCTTTCATAACTGCTACTAAAGCAGCTTCTACTAAGTCTCCTAGTAAGAAACGCATAATTGCATTGTAACTAAATTCCTGTTCAATGCCTAGCTTTTCTGATTGTTGTTGACATAGAGGTTTGCCTAATGCAGACAAACGTAGTTTATGTTCTCTTGGTTCTCTAGAAAATTGTTTCTCTAGTGCTTGACCACAAGAATCTTTAAACTCTTGAACCAGAGAGGAAGGCATTTCTGCCTCCCCCTTGATCCCTCTCTTCAAATAATCCTGTATGAGTATTTGAATCGAGTTCATTTATGCCTCGACAGCAGCAAGGTCGATAGCATCTTCCACACCTAAGCCACCTTTAGCTTCAGTGTGCTCACCTGATACACGGAGATTATAGGAATTAATCGAATCAGCAAAGCTCTTTAAAAGTTCTTTGTCTTCTTTCGAGAAATCCACTGTATCAGATATAGACATGTCACTAGAATAGTAGATAGTCGCACCATTCTTATGACGTACAGATTTCATCTTTGCTACAACATTCCAAGTAAGTAAGTTTTTACTATCTACATCTTTAAAAAATTGAGATATAGGAGTATAGCTTGCACCTTTACCGTAGAATACTACTGGCACATCTGTTACAGGAGCATCTTCACCTGTTGCAGTTTTGCCATCAGCAATAGTAACTAATCCGTACAATACTTGATTACATTTAACCATAGCAGATGCAGCAGCTTCTGGAGAATCAGTACCTAACTCTTCTATTTCTTTACGAGTTAGCTTGCCACACTTATATCCGCCTTCATTATCTGGGAAGACATCATTAAGTTTAGCTTGCTGAGTACTACGAACAGAGTATGCACCCTGCTCATTGTCCCATAGGCTGTACATAAACCTTCTCACAAAAACTCTGAAAGTCACATCCTTACCAAAAACTTTTTCTTTAGTGTTTGGGTTGTATAATGCAAAGTGACCTCTAGGTAACGTATTACCTGCATCATCTTCTGGTGAGTGGTTAATTGATAGTCTAGCAAAAGAATCGCCAGAGGATTGAGACTCCATCCCATCCCTTTGACCAAGCATATTTGCTAGTTCGTCTACAGACAATTTATCCAGATTATCTGGAATTACGAGGTCTGTATTCTCGGTAGTCGCTAGTTGTGTCATATATCACTCCTTATGAGTTGCACAATCTTATTATTGTATACTAGAACTAAATTAATTGCAAGTGTTAATTAGAAAAAATTTCTTTAGTATCTAGCCAGTTGCTTCCGATTTTAATCTCAATGCCTACAGGCATATCATACTCAATGCCCCATCTTCTCTTGGCTTGCTGAGGGATGGAGAGCATACATTCTTTGACAGTCTCAATTACTTGATCCTCTTCATCAGGATGTACATCCACCACTATACTATCATGTACTGTATTACAAAGCAAGGATTTAAGTTTCTTTTTCTTAAACTCCTCGAAGGTAAGAACTAGAGCAGACGGAAGTAAATCTGCTGTCGCAAACCCTTGTACAGGATAATTCTTTACGCTAGTCCCATGTGTAATGCCTCTAGCTGTTCTCTTTACATAGGGAAATCTGTATTCCCTACCAGAAGGTAGACTCACAACTTTATACTTCAAAGCCTCTTGAGCTAACCTATCATGCCATTCACCAATTCCAGGATATACTTCTGTAAATTGATAATAATATCTGTGTACATGTTCAGGCAATCCTATACCAGTAGCACCATATAAAGGTGCAAAAGTATGTGCCTTTGCATTTTGTCTTTCTTCTGACGTAATCTCTTCTTTATCTTTACCAGTTATAATCGTAGCAGTCAAGTTGTGCACATCAACACCACCCTTGACATTTTCGTATACATGTTTATCTTTACTTAAGAAACCTGCTACTCTGTACTCTAGCTGTGCGTAATCCCCTTCAAGAATCTTACCCCCTTCAAACCTAGACACAACTGCCCTACGTACTGGAAATGTTTTACCTCTGGGCATGTTCTGAAAGTTAGGATTCCTAGATGACAGTCTACCTGTACTTGTAACGCATTGCATAAACTGAGGATGTATTCTATCTGAGTAATCTAAATTTTTTTCTATACCTTCTATAAAAGTTTTTAGGTAAGTCTTAATTGCATTGTATCGAAGGTAGGCTTTTATAAATGCAACTGCCTCTTCATTACCTCTTTCGTAATACAAAGACAAAGCATCTGCATCAGTCTTAAATCCTGCACTACTACATCCTTTTGTATCTAAAGGTACTAACTTAAATCCTGCTACCTTTCCTGTAGGCATATATTGTATACCAGTACCTGAACAAGGTTTACAAATAAATCTAGCATTACCCCAAGAACCATCCTTTCTTTTTTTAGCTACCTTGCCGTAGCCTTTACAAGGATTACATCTGGTAGCCTCTGTTCTGTATTGTACTGTAGTGTTGTTTACAACTGCCCTTTTAAATTGTGTATCAGTCATGTAGGCTCTACGTTTTGGTTTTTTTGTATTACCTCTAACTTCGTAGCCTAAGTTAAAAACATTTGTCCAAGTCTTTTTATTATTTACTGCTCTAGAAAATAATAACTTAGACCTATCATCAGGACTAGACAAATTTATAGGTGTATCACCCATAACTCTAGACACTTCTTTGTTTAAGAATATACCAAGTTCTTCTAATTCTTTTGTGTACTCATCTTTAACAAGGTTTAGAGCTTGACGATCTATCTTGATGCCATCTCTTTCCATTCCTGCTAAAACTTTTGTTACCTCAAAAGACAGGTACAGTGTAGGCTGCAATCTGCTCAATGCTCTTTCCTTCTTGTTTAGACTGACTTACAGCTACTTCATAAGTAGACTGCACATCAGCGATTCCGTATTCTTCTACTATGTCTGCAGGTATTATATCAAATCCTATACCTTCTTTCAAGTAGTTTTCTAAAATTTCTTTCTTTTTCTTAGTTGACGTTTTATGCCTACGACAACATTCATCCAAGCTAAGAGGTACTTTAACACCCCTAGCCCATACGTAATCAAACACCATAGTATCATATACAGCACCATCATATGTAAAGCCAGACGCAAACAACCACTGCAAATCAAATTTTATATTGTGACCTAGCAGTACGTCTGCTCTGTCTAGTGCATCTTGTACTATCTTCATGTTATCTGGTGTAGGGTCTTTCTTTGAGTGATAGAACCACACATACTGTACAGGGTTATCATCTTCCTTAAAGCCTACAGATACTAGCTGATTACCTCTAGTGTAGGGTGAAGGATCAGAACCTTTGTCTGTTTTTATAAAGGTAGTTTCTACATCTAGTGTTAAAATCATTCGTAGTACCTCCCAGTAAGTTTATCTATCTCACATACGACATGACCATGCCACCCTGAAATTTTATTTTTTGAAACGCATAAGAACCTAGTATCATCATCCTCACCAGGATTTTTTCCTATACCTATAATTATATCAGCTTCACCTGCCTTACCAGTTTTAGAACCATCAAGCATAGCGAAGTCTAAGAACTGACGATTGTGTGCGTCATAGCTTGCCTGAGACACAGCCCACACCATGCAGTTGTTTCGTTTAGCTATCTCTCTTGCATTTACATAAAGCTCTTTCAATCTTTCATCACCTCTACTAAACTCACCGCCTACCTTTACCTTGTCTAACTGGTCTACAAACAACACGTCAATTTTATTTAGTTTTGCAAACTGGTCTATCTCTGATATATCTGAGCCTACAGAGTCCATAATAAAAAGTCTATCTTCTATTTCATTTTTGTAAACCTCTTTTATAGTTTCTATCTCTTGCATGTAAGTTTCTTTGTGCACATTGAAGTAGGCAGTTAGAACTCTTGACTTCATTCTTTTAGCTGTCTCTTCATTCATTATGTAGCCAACAGTGTTGCCTTTGCGTATTGCTTCTGCAGCTAGGAAAGCACAGAAAGATGACTTACCACTTTCAGGTCTAGCAAAGATAATGCCAAGGTTGCCTCGGTATGTACCTGCCACCTCATCAGATAATGTTATTATTGGAAAAGGGAAGTCTGGGTCTGCTTCAAAGTCCTGAAACAATTCTTCAACATCTGTCTCTTCCCTTTGCATAGACAGAATACCAGTAGCCGAATCTTGATTTATTATTTGGTCAATCATCATTCGCAGATCACCAAAGTTAGCTGAATCGCCATTC